GGTGATAAGCGTATTGAGGGTTCTGTTTTTCCTAAATCAATACGGGGTTCAACACCAAAAATTAAAGGGCAATGCCAAATAGAGCGTGCAGCAGATGAAGCCTATGCGCATTTATATTTTTATTTGCCTTGTCCGCATTGCCAAGAATTACAACACTTAAAGTGGGGCGGTGCTGAAAGTGAGTTTGGTTTGAAATGGGTTGATGAAAATCCAAAAACCGCCGCTTATTTGTGTGAACATTGTTCAGCATTAATTGAAAATAATCAATTGCTTGGTATGCAAGAGCATGCCCTAGCAGAATGGCGATGTGAAAAAACAGGGCTGCGCACTAAAGACGGATTACGCTTTTACAACAACGAAGGTCTAACGCAAGAAACACCCGAATCAGTTGCTTGGTATATATGGTCTGCTTACAGCCCGTTTTCGCCATGGTCACGATTAGTTACCGATTTTTTAAAAGCAAAAAACGATACAGGAAAATTAAAAACCTTTGTTAACACATCGCTTGGTGAAACATGGGATGATGATGTTGGTGACAAAGTTGATTGGCAAATATTGTACGGACGAAGGGAAGTCTATCAACATGAAGTACCTGACGAGGTTGTTTATATTACCGGAGGTATTGATCAACAAGATGATCGCGTTGAATTTTCCGTTTTTGGTTGGGGAAAAAATGAAGAATGCTGGTTATTATGGACTTATGCGTTATACGGTGATCAATCATCTGATGAAATAAAACGTAAAAGTACAGAATTACTTAATAAAGAATTCAAGCGCAGTGATGGCACCAGCGTCAATGTTAACCGTTGGTGTTGGGATAGTGGTGGTCACTATACAGATGAAGTATACCAAGCATCAAAAAAGAATGGCTTACACCGCGTTATACCAATTAAAGGCGCGAATGTTTATGGTAAACCCATTGCTAATTTTCCAAAAAAACGTAATGCAAAAGGTGTCTACTTAACCGAAGTAGGTACAGATAACGCCAAAGAATTAATTTACAGCAGGTTGGTTATTCAACAAAGCAAACCGAATGAAGCCACCGCTGGTTATGTTCATTTTCCGATGAATGATGATATTTGCTCTGAATCATTCTTTCAGCAATTAACAGCAGAGCGGAAAAAATTAGAATTTAAAAAAGGTCGTCGAGTGTATCGCTGGGATGCTGGTGGTAGACGCAACGAAGCGTTAGATATGTTTGTTTATGCGCTGGCAGCTTTACGTATTAGTCAGCAAAAATTTGCTATCGATCTTAATAAATTAAGTTACATTCCAGAAATAAAAAAACAACAAAAACAACAAGTAACAGAGCAAAATAAAAAAACAGAAAACAACTGGCTGCAAAGTGATCACAAAGGCAGTTGGATTTAACAGATAACCTATTAATAAACCAGCTTAATTGCTGGTTTTTTTATGCCTTAAATTGGAACAATTATGACATTAAGCGAAATACAAACAATGCGCGATTTAGCTTACATCAGACTGCAAGACGCAACCGCACAAAGCATGTCGCACAAAGGTCGTAGCGTTGCTAATTATGAATTAGACGTCATTAGCAAAGAGTTTGAAAAGTGGGAACTTCAACTGCAACGAGCAAAAGCACAACAAGCAGGTCGTCCAAGTCATTCTCTTGCGAGCTTTAACTAATGAATATTTTCGAAAATGCTATTGCTGTCATTTCGCCAAGTTGGGCAGCAGGCCGCGCACAAAAAAGAAACTTACTTGCTGCGTATGAAGCCGCAACAACAAGCAGAACACATCGCGGCGAAACTGAAAACCGAAGTGGTGATCAAGCCGTTTTTGCCGCAGGCAAGTCATTGCGTGATCAAGCCCGCTGGCTAGATGAAAATCACGACTTAGCTATTGGTATTCTAGACAAGCTAGAAGAACGCATAGTTGGCGGCAAAGGTATAATGATTGATCCGCAGCCAAGAAGTATTACAGGTGAAGTTAACAAAGACTTTGCTGAAGAAATTCGTAAACGCTGGTCAGCATGGTCAATTAAGCCTGAAGTAACAGGTCGCTTCACGCGTCAACAAATGGAGCGATTAGTTGTAAGAAGCTGGTTACGAGATGGTGAAATTTTTGCACAATTAGTTAAAGGTAATGTGCCAAACTTTAAGCATTTAAACCAATCAAAGTTTTCTATTGAATTACTCGAAGCTGATTTTGTACCCATACACGAAAACAACGTAAAAGAGAAAATAAAACAAGGCATTAAAGTTAACGGTTGGGGTAGACCAATCGCTTATCAAGTTTTGTATTCTCACCCAGGCGAATCAACAGGGATCAGAGCAAAAACAAAACTGATCACTGCCGATAATATGCTGCATTTAGCCTTGATTAAACGCTTGCACCAACTGCGCGGCGTTAGTTTATTGCATGGCATTATTATTCGTCTTGCTGATTTAAAACAATATGAAGAATCTGAACGTGTTGCTGCTCGTATCGCTGCCGCCCTTGGCTTCTACATTAAAAAGGGCACACCAGACATGTATGCAGCAGAAAGCTCTAATGCAGCGCCACGCGAGATACCATTTTCACCTGGTATGACATTTGATAACCTGCAAGTGGGCGAAGAAATAGGCATGGTTGAAAGCAACCGCCCAAACACTCACCTAGCAGAATTTCGCAATGGCCAACTTAAAGCAATGGCAGCAGGAACGCGCGGAAGCTATTCAAGCATATCTCGCGATTATGACGGCTCTTATTCATCACAACGTCAAGAGCTGGTCGAAAGTTTTGAGGGGTATGCGGTACTACAAGATGAATTTGTTGCCCAGTGGTCACGTCCTGTTTATCGCGAATGGCTAAAAATGGAATTACTTAATATGGATGTTCCCGTTGATATAGACCAAGCCACCTTGTTTGACGCGGTGTATTTAGCCCCTGTTATGCCATGGATAGACCCGAAAAAAGAGGCAGACTCATGGAAAACGCAAATACGCGGCGGTGCAGCCAGTGAAACAGAATGGATACATGCTCGCGGCAAAAACCCAAGCGAAGTAAAAGCACAACGTCTAAATGAAGTTGAATTTAACAAAAAACACGGGTTAGTAACCGACACAGACCCCGCTAACGATAAAAACATGGGAGCAGATAATGCCAAACCGCAACAAACAACAACTGAAAACAATTAAGGCTAGCTTACCAAGTAAAAGCTGGTTCAGCATTAAAGCAAATATTAATAACTCAAATAATGCCGACATTACTATTTATGATGAAATTGGCGGATGGGGTGTAACCGCAAAACAATTCTCTAACGAATTAAAAGCATTAGGCGACATTAGCAACATTAACCTTCACATTCATTCACCCGGTGGCGATGTATTTGAAGGAACCGCTATTTACAACTTGCTCGCGAATCATCCCGCACAAATTACAGTTCACATCGATGGCTTAGCCGCATCAATGGCAAGCGTTATCGCCATGGCTGGAGACACTATTATCATGCCTGAAAATGCCATGATGATGATTCATAAGCCTTGGGGTATTCAAGGCGGTGATGCAGATGATTTACGCAAATATGCCGATTTACTCGACGTAGTAGAAAAAACGCTTGTTGCATCATATGCAAAAAAAACAGGATTAGCAGAAACAGAAATTCACTCGTTACTGGCCGATGAAACGTGGATGACAGGCATCGAAGCTGTCAGCAAAGGTTTTGCCGACCAAACAACCAAGCCGCTGCAAGCTGCCGCGCAACTCAACTCTAATAGACTTAAGGACTTTAAGAATATGCCTAAAGAACTACAGGCGTTAATCGCGCCAAAAGCGGCAGCACCCACTGCCCAAAATAACCCTGCACCGTCACCAGCGGCTGTAGATCCTGTAGAACCTAATAATCCAGCATCTGTCGCGACGGTTGCTGGTCAACCAACAGAAGCGGAAATTCGCGCCAAAATTCAAGCTGAAAACAAGCAACGCTGTACTAACATTCAAAGTTTGTTTGCCAACTTTGGCGGCAAATATAACGACTTAATGCAAGCGTGCTTAATTGATCCTGAATGCTCGGTAGAAAACGCTAAAGATAAAATTTTAGCAGAACTTGGTAAAAGCACAGAGCCAAGCGATAAATCAGGCGGCGCACACATTCACGCAGGCAATGGTAATATTGTTGGTGACTCTGTTCGAGCATCTGTATTAGCGCGCGCTGGCTTTGAAAAACCAGAAGCAGACAACAGCTACAATCACATGACGCTACGCGAATTAGCCCGAGCGTCATTGCATGATCGTGGTATTGGCATTGCGGCATTAAACCCAATGCAAATGGTAGGCATGGCATTCACGCACGGCAATAGTGATTTCGGTAGCAT